TGTCTATACCGGGGTCTAAAAATCCTAGGGTTCCGTCTTCATCTAAGCCACCTTTATAAGTAGCAAAATCAGCTATGTCTGTAACAATATCAGTAGCGTTTACGTCTTCTCCAAAAGCAGCGCCTACTACTGTTTCTATAAATGGATTTAAAGCTGCTATAGGAACAGTAGTTTGCGCTGGAATTATAGTACCGTCTTCAAGTACTTTGTCTTCTTCAAACAAGTTGTCTACTTGAACATTGCCCATTGAGTCAGCGTAGTTAGTCCGTACATAGTTTTGAAGCTCGCTTGTTGTGTACGTTTGTACAGCCCCTAGTGCAATGTCTTCAATGTCGTCACCAGCAACAGCCCCTGAAGCAATACCAGTAGCTATATCAACCACGGTATCATAATCTGTTCTCAAGGCGTCCGCTGTGTTCCAAATAGCGTTGTCGATAGCAGCACCGGCGTCAGAACTAGCGGCTATAGCGCCTGATTTAATTCCTTCTGCTACGTAGTCTAAACCAGAAGAAATGCCAGCCGTTACAAGAGCAGAAGGGTCTACTTCACCAGTTACGGCTCCTTGAACAATAGCGTTAGCAAGAACATCACCAGCAACTTGGCTTACAAAACTGCCAGCAGTTGCCCCTGTAGCTGCTCCTGTTGCCCCTGCTGCTGTTCCTGTTGCTGCCGTTGCAGTTCCACTAGGTGCTAAAGCGCCTCCAATAGCCCCTCCTAATGCAGCTGTAGCTGTAGCAGCAATCACACCTACCATAGCATTCTTAACATCGCCACTAGGTGCTTTATATGTTTTTACGTAGGCAGAGCCATTCCACTTGTAAGTGTCTCCGTCTTCGTTAGTTATGTTGTAAGTAACTCCGTATTTATCAAGGAGTGCTTTGTTAACGTCTGAGTTTGCCCAGTTGTTGTACGCAGCTTGTCGGGCAGAGCTTAACTGTTGATTAAGTACAGTTACGTCTTGTCCGGGGTCACTAGGATCTACAGTAAGATCTGCATCTCCTTCCATAAGCATTTGTTGATCTTCTGTAAACCCCGCTCCTCCGACACCTTGTTCAGCCCAGTTACCTACGTCGTATTCGCCAGACTGAATTAACTGTTCACGTTCAGTCATGTAAGCAAGGTAGTTGTCAAAGTCGCCAAAAGCTTGTTGAAGTGTTTTAGACCCTTTGTCGTTAAAGTACTTTTTTAAGTCTTCTTCAGTTAATTGTTCGACTTCTCTTTTCTGAGACAACAAAAGATCAAGGTTTGCATCGCCAGTTTCTTGACCACGTATAAACGTAAAGGTCATCTCTGGTTGTGCTTCTTCTGCTGCTTTTACGTCTTCTTTAGTAGTAGGAGCAGGTTTTACCGGAGCAGGCTTAACGGGCTTAGGTGGTGCCTTAGGTGGTGCCTTAGGTGGTGCCTTAGGTGGTGCCTTAGGTGGTGCCTTAGGTGGTGCCTGAGTTAACATGGTTTTTGTTGTTGTAGCAGGCCGGGGGTTTATCACTGGAGCAGCTACAGGGGCAACCGGAGCAGTTACTCTAGGAACTACTGGAGCAGCTACAGGGGCAACCGGAGCAGTTACTCTAGGAACTACTGGAGTAGGTGTTATAGCAGGAGCAGCAGGTTTAACAGGTCTTTTTACAGGTTGTTTTACGGGCGTCGGTACAGCAGGACGACCGACGTAAGTAGGCGATGTTTGAGGAGCTACCCTTACTTGACCAGCGTTTGTTAACATTCCTGTTCTAGTTCGTCTTGCCATTTACTTTTCCCTCGACACGCCCTTGGTTTTTTCATAAGAGCGCATAGCGCCAAGACCTAGCATACCCATCAGTACAGGCATCATAGTCTCTAGGTCAATGAGTGGTATAGTGACTTCGACAGCCAACAAAGCTAGTACAAAGTTGGTAAACGGTATAACCATGAAATTACCAGTCATACCCAAGACACAACACCAGCCAACAGCAGGTCTCCAACCAGAGACAAACAAGGACTTATGTGCTGCTTCTACTTTGTTAACCTCTAGCTGCGCCTTAGCAAGCTCCTGAGCGTGCCTCTGAGCCATTGTAGCGACTTCATGGGCCAGTCTAGCCTTCTGGTCCTTGTCTTCTACAAACTTGTCTAGAAGCCCTGTAACAGGCCCTATGAGTGCTTCAATCATCGTATGTACTCAGCAAAGACAATGGCACCAAGAATAAAAGGATACAGAGCAAAGACAGCCTGACGATTGACAGCAATGTCCTTACCTGCTGAATCAAGCTGACGTTGGATCATATCGTACCGCACTAGACACTCTTTCTCATGTCCCTCAAGTCTCGCAATAAGTTCTTCTGTTTTTGTCATTTAAAACCACCTGAAATGAATATTACTAGAACTGCTACGACACTTAAGCCAACAAACGCTAACAATGTGCCTAGTACTTGTTCCTTTAGTTCCTGCTGTCGGTAAACAGCGTCCTGTCGTTGTTTTATTACCTGCTTCTTAATGTCTCTCAACTCTTTCAAACCTTGGTTACCATAAGCCATGCCTATGATACTGTGTAGTTCTTTGCGTTGAGCCTCTATCTTTTTCTTTCTTGCAAAAGCTTCTAGTGCTTCAGCTTCGGCAGACTTAGTAAACACCAGCTTCTTAAAAGGATTTGGGTTGCTTTTCTTTGACTCGTCAAACAGTACGTCACTAGCTGCACCGTACCATTTAGCTACTTGTCCTAGTGTGTCCTCTGCAGACTTCCCAGCTTCAACAAATGCCTTAGTCATTGCAAAGGCTTTGGATGCTGCAGCTATAGCTGTTACTGGATCAATCATCGTTATACCTTACGTACTTAGGACAACTATATATGCCTTGGACATACCATCGGTAGCGTTTGTCTGAGTCTACCTCCTTGTATTCACATACTGTGTGGTAAACAACTCGTTTACCTATGTATGCTGAAGTACCTCCTTCTAATATTAAAATCAGAACAAGCGTCTTAATCTACAAAACGTCCTTCAGCAAACAAGTGATGAAGCCTATGCGTAAAGATAAGCCACACAAGTCCAACTAAAGTGTCTTCTGTGTACGTTCCTGCTTTGCATTTATAAGTCCACATAGCGTTTACCAAGGCATACCATCAGCAGACACAGGGTTCTTCTGCGCTTCGATGTTAGCCGTCAGTGCCGCTTCAGTAGCACTCTGGTCTACCTCTGCGTGTACCCAGCCCATAACTACTTCTTCTGTCAAACTGTCGTAAGCAACAAAGTCATCAGCATCAGCGTCAGGTGTAAAGCCTACAGTGCCGTAGCTAGAGGCTGTAAATGTGTCGTCACCAACAGTTTCAGATTCAGTAACACGCCAGTGTGCAACGGTTACACCGCCGTCTGCCACGTTACGCTCAAGGTTTGCGATAGTCCATGTAGCCATTAGTTAGTCTCCAGTTGTGCCACTCTGGCACGTAGTGATTGAATTTCTTTTACAAGCATAGGCACTAGCTTTGAGTAGTCTACGCCCATCATTTCGTCTGAGTCAGCGTCTCCAGTAACTGCCTCTGGTGCAACAGTCTGTAGTTCCTGAGCAACCATGCCGTACTTCTGGTGTGACCCGTCAGCCTTCCAGTCAAACGAACGTACTTGGATAGCGTCAATGTCGTCAGAAGCAGAAGGTGCATCTACGATATTATTCTTGAGGCGTTGGTCTGAAGAGGTGTTGTAGGCAGTAGAAGTAACAGTAGAAGTAACACTACCTACTTCACCGCCAGTTCCTTGTTCAAAGCGAAGCATTTTGCCTGTTTGTCCACCAGTAACATAATCATTGCGAATAATTCCACCAACATGACTAACACTTGTACTAGTTTGACGAACATGAAGGCCAGTATTGCTACCGCCATTATTTACAGTTACCTGACCTAATTGCGTAGTAGTCCCAACCAACAAGTTACCGCTTGAGTCGATGCGCATGCGTTCTGTGCCTGCTGTACCAATAGCTAAATGGTCAGAAGAATGCACATAGTCAAAGTAACCTCTAAATCTTGCCGCACTCGCTCCATCTCCAAAGTAAATAGATGAAGTTCCGGTAGTGCTGGCTCCAATTGTAATAATTGAGTTACTGCCTGATCCTAGTGTACCTACTGAAAGGGTATCTGTTGGACTGCTAGTACCAATACCGAAGTTGCCGCTTGCATCAAGCCTTGCCTTCTCAGTTGCGGTAGTGCCTGTGGAAAATTGAAGTATCTCTCCTTCAATCCGCAGTGGCTCATATTGATTGGTTGTTCTATCGTAGTTAATAATTCTTGAGTAGCCATTACCAGAGTCATCAGGAGATATTTCAACCCCCATAGCTCCACCGTCAGAAATGACGAACTTTTTAGAAGGACTGCTAGTGCCAATACCGACGTTGCCGTTGCTGGCGATGACCATTCGATCAACATTATTTATGTCATCGTAAAACTCATAGCTACCATCGGTCAAAGCCAAATTCATACCAGTGCGCCAACTATCAGTTGTGCCATTTGTATGCAGAATACAGTTATTTACACTTGAGCCTGACTGTATCTTTAATTGGGTTCCACCTGAACTTGTACCCAGATGCAACTTATCTGTTGGGCTTGTGTTACCAATACCCAAAGACTCCGCAGACGCATCCCAGAACAACGACTGACTTGTGCCACTCGAATCGTAAAAGCTGATGTCTCCGTTGTCGTTTATATCTACTCTTGTTAAAAGAGATGTTCCGTTGTTTGTAAGAAACTGAAGCCTACTGTCTGTGCCTGATGTGTTTCCTCTTACCGACTGAATACGTGCTTCTGCATCTTGAACACCAGCATAGGCTACAAGATTTAGTTTGCCGTCTTGGTTCGTAGGGCCGTTTACAGTAATTCCTGAAGAAGAATCAACAGTCAAACCATCGGCAGTCACAGTACCCGTAAAGTCTACTGCTCCTGCTTCAAATCTAGCAACCTCAGTTGTGCCATCAAATATTTCGACTCTTGAACCAGCATCTACGCCATTAACGTCTGCCATAATTCTTAGGTTGTCACTAGCAGAAGAAATTGTGTGGCTTAGGTTTGTAACGCTTGAATCATTAAAAGTAATGGTTGGGTTAGTGTCGCCTAAAGTTATATCACCCGTAACGTCGATGCCTGTAGCAGTGGTGGCTAGTTTGGCTGAGTTATTATGGTAAAGAGTTGCCGCACCTGTTGGATTAAACTGTGCAGAATAAGAAGTAAAAGATGGGTCTGTAATTTGAACAGTAGTAGAGCCTTGCAAACGCAAGTTGCCTGTTCCGTTGTCTTTAACGTAACTATGACTGCCATCATGATAAATCTGTAGGTCAGAGCCAGCACCGAAGACTGCTTTACGGTTATCAGCAAAGGTTACGTCAGTACCGGGATTAGTACCTACTTCAATAACAGTACCGCCTGAGTCTTCTGTGTACAGGCGCTTGTTGGTCAAGTCTAATGCGGGTTCACCTTGGGCAAGATCCCCGGCTGTTGGTGCGCCAGAACCATTCTTAAGTTTAATCGTGGTCATTAATAAGTTCCCCCGTCAATCGTTGACAGTGTAGTTGCAATAGAAGTTGTCCCTGAGCCTGTAATAGCCCCAGTCAGGGTAATCGTTTGGTTAGCCGTTAGATAGCCTGAGTTGTTAGTTAGGACAGATATATTGTCCCCGCTCTGCAAAGCACTGTCTGCTAAAGCACCTTGTGCCGCAGTAGCGTAGTCAGCAGAGTCAAAAGCCTTAACCTGAGCAAGGTTAGTAACCTCACTGTCCATCAAAGCACCAGCCGCTGTTACATTAGCTGTGTCTGTTACGTCTGCTAAGGCTTCAATGCCGTCTAGCTTAGTGCCGTCAGTGGCTACGTCACGGCCATCAACAGTACCGCTAAGTACCACATTGCCTGTGATGTTGACGTTACCTGTACCTGTGATGTCATTACTGTTTAGATCTAGGTTACCGCCTAGCTGTGGGCTAGTATCACCAATAAGGTCTGGGTTAACCGTGTTCCAAGCACTACCGTCGTAAATTCTTGTTGTTGTGTCAGTTGTATTAAAGTACCAGTCCCCTGCAGTAACTGCGTTGCCGTTAAGATCTACTGTAGGGTTGGACGCTTGAGCGCCTAAGAAAAAACCGTCAATAGCTTCCTGAGCAGCCTCAGCAGCCGTCTGAGCGGCCTCTGCAGCCGTTTGTGCAGTTTGTGCTGCAGTAGCACTGGTAGCTGCGTTTGTGGCTGAGGTGGACGCTGAGGAGGCGCTAGAGGCAGCATTGGTTGCTGACGTGGATGCTTCACCAGCCTTAGTAGTAGCAGTAGTAGCGGACGTAGCAGCGTTAGTCTCTGCTGTCTCTGCATTAGTCTCTGCAGTTTCAGCTGCTGTCTTAGCTACTTCTGCTGCTGACTGGGCTGTTTCTGCTGCAGTCTTAGCTGTTGTTGCAGAACCTTGAGCAGCAACCGCAGCAGCTTCTGCAGTTTCAGCATTGGTTTCTGCAGTCTCAGCATTAGTCTCTGCAGTTTCTGCATTGGTCTCTGCAGTTTCAGCAGCAGCCTGTGCAGCCTCAGCAGCGGCTTGTGCGTTAGCCGCAGACGTAGCAGACGCTGCAGCTTCGTTTGCTTTTGTAGAGGCTCTGGTTGCTTCTAGAGCTACTTCAGACGCATACGTATCTGTACTAGCATCACCAGATCCACCTGTGCCACGAAATAAAGCCATTCAAAGCTCCTACAAAAGAAAAGGAAAAGGGGCCATTGCTGACCCCCTAAGTTCGTTACTCTGCGACTGCGAGAACGAAACCAGCTTCAGGACGGTATACCTGAACACCGTACAGGCAGTCAGCCGTGTACAGAGTCGAAAGGTATTCCTGCTTGTACTGGGTTTGCGAACGTACAGACTGCTGTTCTGCCATGATGATTGCATCAGTGTGGAACAGAAGTGCAGCACGAGTGTCAACCGAAGATGCAGTGTTATCTGCAGCAGATTCGATTGTACGGCAGTTAGCAGAGACGTAAACGTCTACACCGTAGAGGTTACCGATGAGGCCAGAGTTAACTGCCTGACCAGATACGAAGTCAGAAGACACGTAACGGTCAATACCCATGATGGTGTTGCGAACTGAAGGTGGGATGATGAGTGAACGTCCGTCCATAGGTACGTTGTTGTCATCAAGCTTCTGGATCATGTCACGGAAGAAAGCATCAGTGAACACGTCACCAGCAACGATAGTGTCGTCAGTGTACTGAGTAGTAGTACCGCCGTCGTTGAAGAAACAACCGCTGTGCTGGTAGTCAGTTTCTGCTGGGCTGAATACTACAGCACCACCGTCACCAAAACCAGTACCTGCTGCGTGTAGATCATTGTCAATCTGAACAGCAAGAGCATAACCAGCGTCTTCAGTATAGAACTGACGGAGGCTAGAAAGCGCTTGTACTTCTACGATGTCTTCAATAAGACGTGAGTACTCGAAGTGACGGTCGATGTCAACAGTCAGTTCGCCTTCAGTGTTTGCAATGATAGTTACCGCTGTGTCAGCAACCTTAGCATTTGCGTCACCACGAACAGGCTTAGGCACGTGTAGCTTGTCGCCTTTCTTGCCAGTCATAGCAAGCTTCTTGACAAGAGGAGCCATCTTCAGGTTCTTTTGGTAGGCAGCAATGATCTCGTCACTCCAGATTTCTGGAATAAACTTATCTGCCTCTGTCTTCGCAGTAAAGCCCGCTGCGCCGGGATAAGTTGCAGTAGCCATGTCAATCTCCTAGATTATTTGACTCGACCCTCCGCATAAGCTGCCATGATTTCATCAGACAAAGCTTGGTAACGGTCAGGGTCTGTTCTCATTAGTTTAATAATGTCGGCCCTGCGATATACCTTCTTACGTGATCCCTCTGCACTGCCTCGTGCATTGCCTGTGTTAGCTGCCTTTAATGACTGCTTACGTGCCTGTTTTTCAACATTGGCTGTCTGCTGTGCTACTGTTTTACGGTCTTTCCAGAGAGTAAACAGTTCGTCAGCAGCGTCTGCATCATATTGTTGGTCAGCTTGTACAAACAACTGAGTCCTAATTTTAGACGCCTTAATCCACTCAGCAAAGCCATTATCATTCAAGATGTCTTGCATGTCTGGGTGTCTAGACTGAAGCGCAGCAAGTGACGACTGTTTTTTGTACTCAGCCGTGTAATGTTGTGCTTCTCTAATCTTAGGATGATTCTCAATAGCACGATTAACTGCTGCTTGAGGATCTGTAAAGTAGTCTATATCGTCTTCAGGTTCAACGTATTGTTGAGGTGCTGTTGTCGCTATACTTTGACTAATATAGTCATCAACGACTTTACGAAGCTCACCTACTTCAGAAGACTGACGACCCAAAAGCTTTTCAGCTTCTTGGTGCATCTGTACTACGTCCTCTAAAGATTTACCTTGGTATTTCTCTGGTAAACTTGATTCTTCTTGAGGTTGCTCAACTTCTTCTTGTTGAATCTCGTCTGCTTCGTTTTCAATAGCGTCCACGTTTTCCTCTTCAGGTTGTGGATCAAGCATTTGCGCTCGTGACATAATTAAACTCCGTGATTATAATCATTGTGGAGACTTCTTTCTACCTGCTTTTTCGTGTTCTCGTACCCACTTCATGTGTTGACCGGGGAAGTCCCCAGTAGAACCATCAAGGTGAAAAGACGGGGCAGATACCATTTTTGTAGCATTCGCGCCACAACCGCACCTACTGGTTGTGACGTTACTCGCTACCATTTCTTCAAAGACGTGTCCGTTAGTACAACGGAAGTCATAAATTTTAAACATCAACAGGACCTTCTTCTTCTACTTCAGCTTGCTCTCTAGCAGCTTCAATAGTGGCCTGTAGATTAATAACTGTTGCAAAAGCAGCTACTTGACCTTTACGAAAGAATAAATCTTCTACGTCTTTTACAGTCTGTATGTCTGCTAATTGAGTAGCGTTTGTGGAAATCTCTTGCAAGAGTTGTTTGAAACCTTCGTGATTGAAGAGTTTGTTGTAGTTGTCGAAGTAGGTTTCAAGCTCAGGTGTCATAGTTTCCTCTAATGTTGTTAACTATAGTTTTATTATAGCATACTTTTATGCAATTGTCAAGCTTTTCTTGTGGACTTCCTACGTCTACCTGAAGCTGTTACTGCATGTTTGATTGCTTTAGGGCCAGTCTTGCGGCGAGCAGAAAAAGCTTTTTCAGCTTTGGTCATCTTGGCTGCAACAGCTTTAGGACGACAAGAGGGATACGGACGTTTAGACTCACCCTTCTTTGCAGACTTACGTCCGCAGGGTTTACCTGTCTTAACGTCTACCCACTCTTCTTTAAACCACTTCTTAAGGGCTGCACCTTTCTTACTTTTTCTTACGGCCACTTTTGTTACCCCAGTTCTTAGCGCCGACTTTGCGACACTTAGCTACAGCACCAGATGCGTATGCAGAAGGCCAAACTTTGTATCTAGACTTAACTTTACGTGCACAAGCGTCGTTTGCCTTCTTTTTCTTGGCTGGCATTTTAATACCCCTTTGGCTTGCTCTTACCTTTTTTCTTACGCTTACCTGTACAGTTTGGCATAACAACCTCCTTACTTTTTGTGGACTTTTTGGACTTCAAAGTTAGCTGATTTAGACGCACCCTTGTGTGGCTTGTAACCGCCAATAGGGTCCTTCATCAGCTTGTAGCTATTACCACTTTTCATCCAGTGGTAACC